ATGGAACCATTAGAAACCCATTTTAAAGGTATTATATTAAGTAACCTGTATCGTGATCCTCGCAAAAAACGCATCCAACATGACATCATGGATGAACTACAAACTAAATTATTTCCTGAGCAACTTATTAGCTACCGGAAACAATTAGTCATGGAAGGATTAATCACTGAAGAAGAACCGGACGAAGTACATTCATTAGTTGAAATCACCCCGAAAGGATATGAAGCCATCCAAACTTTTGGAAGCTATCAAGCATATATTGCAGACCAACAAAAAGCTATAAAGTTACAGCGCGAAAGTGAAGTCATGAAATCCAGATATTTAAGGCTAAAGACGATCAGCATTGTAATAACAACACTATTAAGTATTTTATCTTTTATAACAGGAATCCTACTATCAGACCTAGTAAAAGGAATAATAAAATAAAGATTACTTTATAATAAAGAGACACACGAAACTTATAATAGTCATATGAAAGATCTAATAGTTTACGCTTAAGATTATTTATTTCTTGCTCCTGATCCATATCTAACTCTATTTTTGAGCTAAAATACAACATTATTTTAGTACATTCAATTTTATTACCCTTATCTTTGTCCCCTGTAACAAATTAAAACCACACAAATGGAAACAAAAAAATTAACTGCTGCCGAAAGCACTTTGGCAGCTATGTCAAAAACAGTGCTAGTGTTAGGTATCATTGGTTCAGTATTCGCATTCTTTTCTTCGTGTATTGCATGGGAATATTCCAAATACTCCGGAGGTATAGTAGGAGTAGACGGAATTAACTGGCTAGGCTTCCCAGTTCTCATTTATTGCATCATGGGAACTTTAATCGGATGGGCCGTTCTCTCCATCCTCGTCGAGATTTCCGTCAACATCCGGACACAAAAGACTCAATCTAGCTGGAAAAAAGACTTTGCCGTGATGGTGGCTACCGGACAAAAGGAAAAGGCTAAAGAAGTACTTTATCGTGGCATAATGGAATCTAAGGAATTTAAGCAGGTATTAACCGGTGGAAACGAAAACTACCATAAAGAATGCATAGATGCTTTAAACAAGAAATACAGTGATCACCTTAAAGCGATTGGTGAAGATACATTCGTGAACACCGATGAAAACGAGATCTATCAAGCATTCAAATAAAACACCTCTTCAAAGGGAAAAATTAAAATCACACAAATGAAAAGAATTATTTTATTTTTTGTGGTCATGACCGCAATGGTGTGCAGTATATCCGCACAGAACGCAGATTTGCAAAAATGGACAAAAGGAGTGATGAATAGAAGTAACGGTATCCATCAAATCGAGAATCCCAAATCCGTAGGTAAGCTCAATGAATATTGTTCATTGATGGAAAAGTCCACAAAGTTTCAATGTGGTGCGCTGACATTCGCCAGCATTGGTACAGGATTATCTATTGCAGGAGCAATTCTTGGGACTAAAGATAACCAAAAAGATTATGAAGATCTTACTTCTGAAGAGGTTTTAAATCAATCTGAGTCAGATCGTAAACTTAGAAAAAGTTTATTTATCGGAGCTGGAGTCAGTTTCGCAGTAGCCCTCTGCCTTGAGATTGTAGCTCTCGACTACAAACTTAAAGCCGGAAAATCACTTAGAGTATTTACAAATGGGACCGGAGGAGGATTAGCATATACTTTTTAAAAACAACTCTTTCTTTTTACACTATTAATTATGCTCGAAAATAAAATTCTAAATATAACATCTGAGGACGTACTAAAAAAAAACGGACATTGATACTTTATTGGAATGGAGGAGAACTTTACTCCAATCAATAAATGAAATGAAAAGTCGATTGTTCTTACTTAAAGCAGAGTTAGATAAGAATGCTTCTGAAGAATTGAAATCAAAATACATTCGAACATCTGATGCCCGTAATTATAATCTCGCCTTTGTAGATGTCATAAATGGACAAATCCGAGAGATTAGGGGAACAAATATGAAGAGATATAATCCTAAATACAAAGCTAAGGATTATATCGATTATTTAAAGACATTCCGAAATTTAGTGAAAAATACGATTGATGAAGATTTATTCCAAACCCTCGATAATCAAGCAAAAGAATTATCAGGGTTTGATAAAAATCAAGAATAATACAGATAAGTATTTCAAATGTTTGGCACTCTCAAATATTATCCTCATATTTGTAGTGCCAAACAATTTTATTAATAACTAGAAGTGTCAAGCGAGACGCTCAATACGAAATTGAGCTTTTTTTATGCTCATCGATTACTTTTTTATCTGCTATCAGATATAAAAAGAATCTTCATACGAAATTACGGCTATCTTTCCCGACATAATGAATGACCTTCTGGTTTATTGATATGTTGTTTGGCGACTTTAGGGAACGGATAGCCGTTCTTATTTTTAATGCCAAACAACATATCAGTATGAAACAAAAAGACATGGGTACAACCTTCGTGCCCTCATTCCGTACCAACAGTACGGATGTTAACACGCTCCAAGAGCGTTACTTCCGTGAACTTAAAGAAGACTGTGCTATCAACTCCGCATCAGACGCTTACTATGTCTCTGCGATAGCCTGTTTTTGCCTTACCTTTATCTTCCCTCCTGCCGTGATCGGTGCAGCCATCTGTGTTTATCGGGCAAAACAATGCAAGAAAGGAGGTAAGAAATGATATTCATTTATGATGTAAAGACCTACCGAAAGGTTAATAACAAAGGGCAGGAAATGTGTGAATTTGCCCAGGCATACGACCGTATCCTAGTACAGGATAAATGCGCAATGGATTCACTGAAGTGTGAATTTGAAGAAGTCGTCAAAAGACTAAACGAAAAATACCCTAACCAAAAGACGCTCATATTTAGAAGTAGTCATGAAACTTCCTCCGGAGGGCAATGGAGCTTTAAACTAGGAGATGACGATAGCACCCCTGTGTGCTTTATTTCTTATAGCAAAGTTCGTGGTCATTACTCCTTTGGTGAAGGTTCTCACCTATTAGAGCAGAAAGGAGGCGAATAATGGCAGGATCCACAGAAGTTCTTGAGCATCAGTACAACATCAGATGTACCAAATTCCACATCAATGATTCCGGAAACGGGATCAGCATCAATGTAGATTATACAAATGGCATATCATCAATTCCGGATTGTCGTTTTGCTACTGTTGCCTGTGAGGAGGATCTACAGCTATTGTCACAGACTCTGCAAGCCTACTTAAAACATCCACGGAAAAGATCAAAGCAAAAATCTAAAATCATCAAACATGATTTCCTTCTTCATAAGAAGTAGATTGCACCAATATACCACAAGCATTTATGTCCTTTATAGCCCGCCCGCAGCGGGCTATTTTTGTGCCCATAACCTAAACATTAAACGTTATGGAGTACGACCATTTTGCCTATGGGGAAGCTCTCGCTTCATCATTCAAAGACATTTCCCATACACCGGATAAAAGAAGATTCTTCACCGCATTCGGACTGGAGGACCTGACGAATCTGGACGATCAACTATCTTCTGTCACCGGTGCAATCCTTATCGCTGTAGATGGTTGCGAATCTGAATCAGAAGATAATGAAGCTGACGGTTTAAACGACAAACAAATATACTCATTCATTGTCGCTATGAACACTGTGTCCGGGAAGCCTGAGTCTATCAACCAGGCAGCAAAACATTGTAAGAAGATATGCAAACAGATTCGCAATGTGCTGCTGCAGGATCCTGATTTAAGAACGAACCTTGACCGAAACACCCAAATCAATGGCATCGGGCCAATCGGGGATAACTTCTACGGCACAGTTCTAACCTTCTCCCTGAATCTTCCGGAGGAATTCTTTGTTGATCCTAACTACTTTTTGTGATGGGCTTTTATAAACGATTATCAGAAAATAAGGCTGAGATCAGGCGTTACAATGCTGCCAGGAGGAGAGCACAAAAGTTCTCTGATTCTCCATCCTCCCGCCTGATCAGAATGGAAACCATCTCAGAAATTGAAAAATTCAACCTTGCTCAGGACGCAGATAAGCTCAGCGCATTCAATAAAGAAGTGGAGCGATGGCAAGACTCTGTAACTATACAACTCAAAGCTGCCATCGGATCACGCAGTTTACGAATAGCCCGCGAGTTAGAACCGAAAGCATATACTGATAACTACGGATTGATCAATCGGCTTGGCTTCTCCTTCCCGCGTCATGGTGTCTATATCCATAAAGGTGCTGGTCGTGGACAAGGTGGTTTCATCGGATCCAAATGGAGTTATCTGAAACGGATCAATGGAATTGAAATCAATACTAGCATCATCAGGCACACTAATCCAGCATCACTGGGCAAGCAGGACGAAGGCAACCGACGTGCTTACAGATGGTTCGATCCTGTCATCAAGAACAGACTCCCTGAGCTCGCAGACATCTGCATGCGCCATTTCGACACAATGCTTATCGATGCAACAAAAATATATATTGAAAAGTAACATCTTATGAATGACCTAAACCGAAGTATTAAAATATTCATCGACGGAAGTGAAGCATCTGCCGGAGTTAAAAAGATAGAAGATGCCATTTTCCAGTTAGAGAACAAAATCTCTGCTCTTGATAAAACGGAAGCAGGGTACGCTAGTAAATCCAAGATCCTACAAAAAGAGCTTGAAACTAAATACAAAGCACTTAACACCTACAAGCAAAAAGTTGCTGAGACTGACAGGATCCTGAAGAATCTTTCCGGAGCAACCTATGATGAGTTGTTGGCTGTCAGCCAAAAAGTTCGGAAGGAGCTCCGGGCCGCAGTTCCTGGTACAGAACAATACAATGCTGCTCTGGAACAAAATAGACGTGTGTCAGAAGCAGTAGCCCGTGCACAGAGAAATATGCAGGTAGAGATAGGTGCACAGGCGACTCCCATCAGGCGAAGCATCGACTCCTTCAAAAGGTATATCGGTATTATCACTACTGTGATAGCTTCTGTCACCGGTCTGACTTTTATGTTAAATCAGTTACGGGAAAAACGTGATCAGCGTGAGGACACCAAAGCCGATGTTGAAGCATTAACCGGTTTATCTAAAGAAAACATCGACTGGCTGGAAGGAGAAGCCAAACGCCTCTCCACTACAATGACGGAGTCGCGCATTCGTATTCGCCAATCTGCAACGGATATCATGGATGCCTTCAAACTGGTCGGATCTGCCAAACCTGAGCTTCTTTCCAATAAAGAAGCCTTGGCCGCAGTCACTGAGCAAACATTGATCCTGGCTTCCGCTTCCGGGATGACTCTGAGAGATGCTGTTGATGCTGTTACTCTGTCACTTAATCAATACGGGGACGGAGCTGATCAGGCTGCACGCTATGCTAATGTCATGGCCGCTGGATCTAAATATGGATCTGCTGCTGTCGAATCTGTAACGAAGTCTATCAAAAGTTCCGGAGTGGCAGCTGCATCTGCCAATATCCCTATTGAGCAGCTAGTCGGTACAATCGAAACTTTAGGTGAAAAGGGCATCAAGGATGAGATCGCAGGCACCGGCCTAAAGAGGTTCTTCCTCACCCTTCAGACAGGTGCTAACGATACCAATCCCAAAATTGTCGGTTTGGAAACGGCCCTGGACAATCTGCAGAAAAAACAGTTATCAGCAACGAAGATCAAAAAGATGTTCGGTGAGGAAGGTTATAACGTCGCATCTGTCCTGATCAATGAGGCGGAGAAGGTCAAATACTACACTCAGGCAGTCACAGGAACCAGTGTTGCTATGGAACAGGCAGCTACCAAATCGGACACAGCAGCCGCAAAATTAGCACAGGCTAAGAACAAGATGAATGAAATGGGAATAGAGCTAATGGAAAAGCTCAATCCTGCCATTGTCAGTATTATGAACAGTACGACAAGTTGGACCGGGAAACTCGTCGATCTTATCAGTTTCTTGGGCAAGCACTCCAGTGCCATCATCACTCTAACAACCATCATCGGGATCTATATTGCCGCTCTAAAACTTGAAAACTTCTGGACAGCGCAAACGACAGTTGCATCGAAAGAATATATCGCAATGCAAAAGTTAAGACTGTATTGGGATAAAATAGTTACTGCTTCAACATTAATCTACACAGCTGTTACTGCAACATTAACAGGGAATTTGAAAGCAGCTAAAGTAGCAATGAAGGAATTGTTTCTTATAATGAAACTAAGTCCGTTTGCCCTAATAGCCTCACTCATAGTTGGAGTTATAGCCGTTTCATATAAATGGAATAAAGCTATCCGGGAACGCTATGATATCCAAAAAACCATGAATAAACTTCATGAGAAATCAGCAAAACTGTATGAGGAAGAAAAAGAGCAAGTTGGAAAGTTATGGAATACGATCCATGACGGAAACAAATCTTTAGACGAAAGAAGAACCGCAATTACCAAACTTCAAGAAATTATGCCTGAATACCGGGCGCAAATCAATGAAGAAGGTAAAGTTATCAATGAGACGACAACAAAGTTGGATGATATGAATGCAGCGCTAAACAGGAATATTAAACTTAAGACATTGCGTGAAGAACTATTCGATCGTTATAAATCAATAGAAAAATTAGAAAGATCTCCTGCACTAAAAGACAATTCATTAATGGGATCTATGGCTAGAGAAGATGTACGCACAAAAATAGCTGATGAAAAGAAAGTTCTTGAAGCACTAAAAAAAGAATATAGTGCAGTATTCTCCGAAAAGTTCAAAAAGAAAGAGCCTGAAGTGGAAAATGGTACTACCACTACAGTCACCCCAATTGGAGGCAATAATGATGAAGACAAATTAAAAAAGCAGTTAGAAAAAGAGAAGATGCTCTATGCTCAGAAGCAAGCCTTCCTAAAAGAGATGAAACTGGAAGGAGGAGATGAAACTCTGCAGACCGAAAAGCAATTTCAGAAAGAAATGGAATGTCTGCAGATGGAATATCTGGAACGTTCATTGAAAGTCACTGGTACAAAATCTAAAGAAGGCATTGAGATCCAAAATCAGATCAATGATCTGAAGCTGAAGATGCAAAAAGAACATACCCAAGAGCTGATTGATCAAGAAAAAATAGACTATGAACGTCAGCAACAGGAATTAAAAGAGTTATATGCTTCCGGGAAGGATGAGAATCTTAATTCCGAGGCTGCATACAATGATGCGATGGAACAGCTCACCGTCATGCACCTGGAACGTATGCTTTCTCTTGCAGGATTAAATGCAGAACAACGGAAGCAAGTAGAGAAGCAGCTGCTGGACTTCAAAGTCAAATGCCTGAAAGAAGAACAAGCTGCACATGCTAAAGCAAAAGAAGCTGAGCAAAAGAAGACCGAAGCACAGACCAAGAAAGAACAGCAACAATACCAGGAACGTATCAACACATATAAGCAATACGGATCCGAGTTAGGATCTGCAGTGGGTAACCTGATCTCCGGACAAGAAAATGCCATGCAAGGCTTTGCCGATACCATGATCGATATCATATTCGATGTGCTGGGTAAGATTATTAATGCAGAAATTATTAAAGCAACAGCCACAGCTACCGGTGCAGTAGCCAGATCTACGGCAGAAGCAATGGCCATGCCCGACTCTGTTGCAACATTCGGAGCTTCCGGTGCTGCCCGCGCCGCCATCCTCTCCGGATTGATCATGGCTGCACTTGCTACAGCCAAGTCCACACTAAAAGGACTGGTAGGCGGAAAGCATTCATCCAGTTCTTCTAATGATACTGACTCCACCGATTCTACCAAACGGGCAACAGTCAGCGTGTCACAATGGGCGTCCGGACGCTATGATGTGATCGGAGAAGACGATGGCAAGAACTACCGTAATGTACCTTACATCGGATCCTCCCCTACCGGAATTGTCCGACGCACCTCCTTGATTTCCGAAAATGGTGCTGAATTAATCATTAACGCAGAAGATCTTGCCAGGCTGCAGAAGCACATCAACTATCCCTTGATAGTGGATGCTATTGAAGATGCCCGCAGCGGACATGTTCCCCAGCGTGCCTCCGGAAATTATTCGGCTGTTGACAATTACAATGAGAACAGCAAGGAAGCTGGCAAAGCAGCACTATCCGCTACCGAACTTGAAGGATTGATCAAAGAGATAGCCCGCCTCACTAGTACGCTTAAAACCTTGAAAGCATACGTCACCCTACGCGATATCCATAAAGCAGAAGAGCTGGACGAAAAGACAAAGAAACCGTTTACCCGATCAACTAAATAAATCAGCCATGTCACTCAAAATATCTAACGCCTCCGGAACTTTCGACCTACAGAAAGATTTCAATACAGAGATAGAAGACAGTTCTCCTATCTACAATGAGCGTGGATCCCAGTCCATCGCCGCCACCATACCGGGCACAAAGAAGAACCTTCGCCTGAACAAGCACATTGAGCGAACCGACATTGATACTGCTCCTGCCAAAGATGATCGTATCACGATTGCCGATGGCGTATATCACCGCGTCGGGAAGATGAATGTAGCAAGCGCATCCGAGGAAGAAGGTATTACCTTTAATGTTGGTTTTAGTGAGTCCGAATTATACAGCATTTGGAACGCAGTTTCCCTGCAATCTTTGGACATGCCGGTCTACAAACCGGAAGGAGGTGTATCCGCCCTCGTCTCTTATATTTTAGATAATAGATTAAAAGAAGACTCTCCGTTTTGCCTTTTTCCTATAGCCGTATCTTACAACCGTAAAGTAGATAAAGAGACCATAGACTACCTGGAATATCTCAACAACTATAACGGATCGTTCGGAGCAGCCCGAACAGAAACTTTTTTCATAGATGACGGGCCGGTAGAAGTATCACTACCTGAAGGTTATGGAGTCGCACCATTCCTAAAAGTAAGCTACATACTTGAAACCATCTTCGCAGCCTATGGCTACACCATTATCGAAAACCCATTCACTACACACCACCAGCTCAAACAACTGGTAGTACTCAACAATGCCGCAGACTGCTGTGTCAAAGGTATCCTGAAATATTCCGACTTGATGCCAGACTGCACCATAAATGAATTCATGCAAGCACTTTGGTGCCGTTTCGGTCTGCTCTATTTTGTCGATGGAAACACCCGCAGCGTCCGGCTTAAATTCATACGAGATATCATCAACGCTCCTCAATCTTCGGACTGGACACTATTGAAAGCATCTAAACCGGTCATTAATTTTGAAGAGCCACAGCAACTTAAATTATCAGCTTCGACCAACGTGAAAGGTCCGACGAATGAATCTTCCGCTGCACCCGCCGCCGAATCACTGGACAAATTTCTCAAGCCATACAATTATATCGTAACGACTAAAGTAGGAGGATATCTAGTCTATAAGCCTCAGTATGCAGCCTATTACAAAACAGACAATGTCACCCAACAAACTGAATTTGTATCCTCCGAATTCTTCCCTTGGGACAGAGGAGCAGATATGGCATACAAAGAGATCTCCTCTGTTGATGAATTCCTCCCTTCCAAGCTGGCTATGTTTAAAGTAAGCACAACCAAAATTATCTCCGTCCCGCTTTATCTTTTCAGCAAAGTACATCGCTATACTACTATTACAAGTTCAGACGTCGACATATCCGAGAATATGGAATACCAGACTCCACTCGCTTTTTGCTTCTCGTTCTTTGACTCAGACAGCTATTTGATCTATGGATCACAAAACTGTTTAGATTCACAAGGTAAGCCGACACTGGATAAGCAGTATGGTGAAGCCTGTGACATATCACTCACTTTTGTTGGCCAGTACGGATTGTTCAGCCAGTTTTGGCGTGACTACGATGCGATACTCCGGCATGCCAATCATGTGGTCGAGACTGATGTGCATCTGTCTGCACAACAATGTATGAATCCGAGCTTCCTGTCCCCTATCCTGCTGGATGGTCAACGTATGTTGCCTGATTCAGTCCGATATACACTCCCATATCGTTCCTCCGATCCGGCTAAAGTAAAGCTGCGAACTATCAAACTACTTAAGCCTTTTGATTTGGACAAAGAGCAAACTGTACCTATTGTTGAACAACTCTACACATGGAAACGATTCGATAATAGATCAGCCGCTGTCAACGCTGCGACCAAGAGCCAAGTAGATGAATGGAGAAGTAAATTGGGAAAAGACCAAACCATTTATGATCTGCAGTACAAGAACGCATCAACGGATGCTCCTAACGCAAAGATACCTTTGTCTGTACCGACTGAAGAGGACTTCAATAATAAACAAGAATACTTTATTTATAAGGCAACGCACAGTTTTGATCTATACTACCGGGTACGGACATATCTAGGTACATCAGGTGGTACCATGCATTACGACATCAGCGATCCTAAAGGAGGAGTGCATTACGATGTGCAATATGACCAGTTTGTGCGTGCCGAACTGTTTTAGTTGTCCTTTATCACTCATGTTATAATCTTCAATTTTGCAATTATGAATAATCAAGTGACCATTACAGCAGCTATACAATCCGCCGACATCGAACAAATGTTGCTTGCGTATAAATCGTATTCAGGGAATGCCTCTGCTACTTCTGATGAGTTCTTTGAGTTCCTCACCCTTCCGACTGCGGAGCGGGAGGCTTTCTTACAGCATCAATGTGCTTGTGATTATCAGGTACAGGGATCTATTGTTATACCTAACTACCAAGTAAAATGAGCCTACTATCAGTAAACATATATCCGGCCAGCATGGCTTTGACCGGGAACCCGATCAAGCTATCGATCAGTAGCAGCTCGCGTGCAACCTATACCATTTCAGCTGATGGAAAAGAAATATTCACCGGCAGCGGAGAAGGCGACTTCTTTGTCTTTCTACAAGACATCCTTGCTGATGTCGTGCAACCGGCACAATTATATAATGAGTCTGAGAAGATCCTGCTCCAAGCAGATAGTTGTGCCAAAAGCATTACAATCAACGTTTCAAACGCAAATGGAGAAACAAAGGTTTTATATCTAAACGTGTTTATCGGAGGAGTCAGCAAGCGAATGCTCCGGCATCTGCATGAAGAAAACAAAAGCGTCTTTCTCTGGAAGTTAATGAATCCGGAAGTGAACTTCTTCCAGACTACACGAACGACCGGAAAACTTATCACGATCAGGGAAACGGAATTGCTGCCTATGCCTTTCATCTATCCTGAAGGAGGAGTTATGAAAATCCTCGCAAACGGAATAGAGACAACGATAGAAGGATCAGCCGGCCAACCGGTCGCTTTGAATATATATCGCCTCCGAAAGCAGTTATTTGATACACATCATATCCTGGCTTCCGTATTTGATGTGTATGTAGGAGAGAAAAAATCTTGCACGATCATCATTACTCCAGGCACAATCAGCCGTGAAAGATATCTCCTGCAGTTCCTCAATTCCTACGGTTCCTATGAGTTAATCGAAATCACCGGTATCGGTACGATCAAGCGCGAAGCTGACGAAGAGAGCGCATTCAATGCGTATGATGAAGTTATAGACGACTACGTAGAATCCTGGGAAAGATTATCAGGGAAAGAATCCATGACTGTAGAATCAGGATACAGGACGAATGATGAACTGATCTTTTTGATAGATATGTTATCCTCCGAAGATATCAAGATCCTCGGTTTGGACGGGCGAAATATCAGAGTTAACGTCACAGCTGAGAACCTGACCAGAGCAGCTCGCGCCACCTCTCCGGAGAGTATCAAGTTAACCTTGCATTTTAGTGATTCAGAGCAAAGAGTTACCGGATCATTCGGTGATGATGATTTCGGATCCGCACGCATACATACCGAACAATTCACTTCACAATTCAACTGACATGGCAGATAACCAGGAAGTCATAGATAAGCTCATTGATTACATCGATCAAGCCATTCTGAAGAACAGTGTATCTAACCGGGATGTGGCAACCGTATTATCTTTCCTGAATGAAAGATATAAGAATATGTCCGGATCCGGAGGGAGCCTGACAAAGGATATCCGCGTCACAGCTCCACAAACCGGATACATTAAACCGGGCGATGTTCTGAAACAAGGAACAACATACGAAAGTCTCTTTAGGACGATGCTCTCACATGCAGAGTCAGCATCCCTGGTAGGACATCTGTCAACGTCCAATGACGTCGAGTACGGGACGACTAAAGGACAGATCACTTATATAGCAAGCAGGTATGGTAACGGTAAAATGATCAAAGCATATTATGATTACAATGAAGCATTCAAAATGGAATTCTCAGCAGAGAGCAATGGCGAGCAAAGAGCTGTACGAGTCTTAGACGGATACTATACTCAGGGAGAAACCTATGCTGCCACAGTAGTTTATGCTGCAAGCGCAGATAATACCATACCGCAGCAAACTTTAAATAATAAGATTAGTGTAAATGTGAGGCGTAAATGGTTCGCAGGGGTATGCTCCTCTATTCCTCAGTCATCTGCTGATATAAGGGCATTGGGCACAAGTGGATTCTATACCGGTCCCGGTACCTTTAAGTTCCCTGCATCAAACTGGAAAATAGTGGCTGTATGTGTTCCTTCAGGCACACTGTCAGAACTGTCTCTGACTTCTTATCCCGCCAACTTTGCAGAAGATAAAGAATACTGTATAGGTCCTATCAAGATATCAGTAGAAGGCGCAAACAGTAGCGAAGCTATTGATTATAATCTATGGTACCTGCAAACCGGTGGACTCAACGACCCGGATACATTCACTTTTAAAATAGTATAAGGATATGGTAAAACTGAATATAAAAGGTTCAAGCTTCGCCGCTCAATATAGAAGAACAACGGATCGTTTTATCGACTCCACGGATGGCTGGGAATCACTGGAGGAAGCAACCCGATATGCACAGAATATTGAAGAAGAGGAATATTTTCCGATTGATGGACAAATTATAACAGTCAAGGAAAATGGGAAAACAAATGCTTATATACTCGTTCCTGATGAATCAATTCCCGTTACTAATAAGCGTAAGCATTACAAGCTCGAACCCATCTCCTCTAAATCATTCGGTGATGATCGTTATGCACGTAAAGACATCAAAGATACTTTCAAGAAAGGCTTTACTTCTAAAGAAGGCTGCGATATCGAGGGCGGCTTGAATGTCGGTAAAATGACCCGGCTGTCCGGTGGTGTAGTTGTCGCAGCAGACACCAATTATTCTTTAGCAGAATCAGAAAAAGAAAATCCCGAGAATAAAAGCACTATGGCAATAGGATTAACAGAAATACCAGGTAATGGCAGCGGATTCGGCCCCAGTTCCCTGGGCGAAATGGACAACACAGACGAATCATTTGATACTGTTCCTGATGGCAATTACATTTTTCAGAAACGGGCAGGCGTATTCTACCCTGTCAAATCTGCTGCAGGTGGTGGAGGAACAAAGCTCACGCTTGCCTTTGTCACTCCGTCAAATGCAACGGCCGTTCATGGTAAGGAGACACTGATCAAGTACACATACTCATCTACCTTGTCCGGAGAGGAAACCGGCGAAGGTATCGCAACATACACCTTAAACAATAAACAGGTAGCCTCTGAAGCAATCAACCAAGGCGAAGTTTCATTCAACATCGGCAAATACCTGATACTCGGTGACAACATCCTCGTCATACAAGTTACCGACAGTTACGGAGCTACCCGCAAGCTGACATTCAAGATCAACGCAGTAAGCATCTCAGTTACTTCTACATTCGATGATTCAAAGGCTTATGTCGGAGCGATCTCATTCCCTTATACCCCGATGGGTGCCGTAGAGAAAACCATTCACTTTGTCGTTGATGGCAAAGAAACGGGTACCTACACCACATCTGTGTCTAATCGTCAGCAGACATATTCAATCCCGGTACAGGCGCATGGTGCACATACGCTCGACGTTTATGCGACAGCAACGATCAATGATACCGAAGTAGAAAGCGATCATCTACGCTATGATATTATCAGCATTGTATCCGGAAACAACACACCGGTTATTGCGTCATCCTTCAGGACTGCCGAAGTGGAACAATTCAGCACACTCCTGATTCCCTACATCGTTTATAATCCTACTACAACGACAAGTGATATCACCCTGTCAGCTAATGGAATCGAAATTAGTGATCAAACGATAGACCGCACGCGACAAACATGGAGTTACCGGGCAGAAACTCCCGGAGAACTGGAACTGAAAATAGCATACGGATCTGTGACCAAAACATTCAACCTGACGGTTACGGAATCAGAGATCGATGTTCGTCCGGAGGAAGCGGATCTCGTTCTCTTCCTCACTTCCGTAAACCGCAGCAACAACGAAGAAGGAAAAAACATCTGGAACTACGGAGAGATCTTCGCTGTACTTATCGCATTCAACTACGCAACGAACGGATGGATCAAGACAGTTGACGGATTCATAGCTCTTCGCGTTAATGGCGATGCACGTGTAACCATCCCCTACAACTCCTTTGCCAACGACTTCCGTTCTACCGGTAAAACAATCGAATTCGAATTTGAAACCAGAGACGTTACCGACTATGATTCAGTCATCCTCAGTTGCATGAATGCCGGCATCGGACTTGAAGTGACTGCACAGAAAGCTATATTCAGATCAGAACAGACCTCTATCGAAACACAATTCAAAGAGGATGAACGTGTCCGGATCTCCTTCGTGATCGAAAAGAAAGCGGAGAACCGGCTGATCTTCGTCTACATCAACGGTGAGATCTGCGGACTGATCCAGTATCCGGAACAAGACAACTTTACTCAGCCCAATCCTGCCGGGATCTCGATCGGCAGCAGTGACTGTACCGCAGATATCTTTAATATCCGTGTCTATGACAATGCCTTAAACCGCTATCAGCTTCTCGACAATTACATTGCCGATATGGACAATCTTGAACTGAAGCGCAAGCTATATGCCCGGAACAACATTTATGATGATTATGGGAATCTCAGCTATGAGAAGCTGGCGAATCAGAATATCTCATTCACCATCGTCGGTGAGCTTCCGACTTTCAAAGGAGACAAGAAGACTGTCACCCTTGTCTATGAGGACAGGGAACATCCTGAACGCAGCTGGGTAGCAACCGGAGTAGAGATCGATGTACAAGGGACTTCATCACAGTGGTATCCGCGAAAGAACTTCAAGACAAAATGCAAGCAGGGATTCACCATGACCGCTACTGGTGAACATGTCGATAAGGTAGCCATCTTCGAAGAGGAAATACCTGTAAACGTATTCTGCTTCAAAGCGGACTTCGCCGAAAGCTCAGGTGTACACAATACCGGTATGGCCCGTTTGATCGACTATATCCTTCGTGGCATGGGATTCCTTACTGAAGCACAGAAGGCTGATCCCCGCGTCCGAACGACAGTCAACGGTCGCCCGTCGGTGATGTGGCATCAAACATCAGAAGATGCTGAGAGAACATCACTGGGCAAATACAACTTCAATAACGACAAGTCAACGGATGAAACATTCGGATTCAAGGCCGGCTGTGAAAGTTGGGAGATCCTGAACAACACTTCCGATCGTGTACTCTTTAAACGTTCGGACTATATCACCGTCGACTCGGAAGGTAATATAGAATGGCTGAAAGACTTCGAAGCTCGTTATCCGGACGGAAACGAAGACTACACGAATCTAAAGCGCCTGACCGACTGGCTTGTCTCCGTAAAGGATAACCCGACGAAGTTCCGGGCCGAAGCTGATCAGTATCTGGACATGAATTTCATGTTATCGTATTACACAATAACAGAACTCTTTGCGATGGTCGACCAGCGTGCTAAGAATATGTTCCTGACTACCTTCGACGGAATCCACTGGATCTGCATCTTCTATGATAATGATACTGTGTGCGGACTGAACAATGAGGGCGTAGCAGCATTTGACTATACGGTTGAGTATCACGATCAAATCGGTAACAAGGATGTATGGAACGGTGCAGAGTCAACTCTCTGGAATAACATCGAACAGGCATATTCCAAAGAGATCGCAGCCATGTATGCTGAAATGCGGTCAAAGAAGCTGCTCACTTATGAAGAATGTATCCGCTTCTTCGATACCGAACAGGGAGATGCCTGGTGTGAAGCAGTATACAATGAGGACAGCTGGTACAAGTATGTCCGTCCATTACTCGATGAAGGGAATGGATCATACCTGTATGCTGCCCAGGGAAGCCGCAAGATGCACCGTCGCTGGTGGCTGTACAACCGATTCAAATACATGGACTCTAAATACATTGCCGGAGACTATAAGAATGACTTCGCAACTCTGCGTCTGTACACCCCTTCAGAGTGGGAAGGAGTAGAACCTAATGCGGATATGACCATCACGTCGTATGCCGGGCAGTATGTCAACGTCCAGTACGGATCATATACAGCCGGCATTCGGTCACAGAAAAATGTACCGGTACATATTAAAGCTCCTGCCATTCAGTTCAACGATACTGAAACGATCATTTTTGGCGCCGGTCAGATCAGCAGCCTGGGGGATATATCCTCTTTGTATCCCGGTTCGGTTGACGTATCGAAGATGACCAAACTGGTGGAGCTGATTATCGGATCCGGAGCGGAAGGCTATCGAAACACGAATATGGAAGTGCTCTCAGTTGGTGCAAACAACCTGCTCCGCAAGTTGGATATCCGTAACTGTCCGAACCTGAAACAAGCAATAGACCTTGCATTATGTTCCAACATTCGCGAGATATGGGCGGAAGGAACCGGAACATCCGCTGTAGTATTGCCTGAAGGCGGTAACTTGACGTTGCTTCACCTGCCGGATACCATTACAAATTTAACGGTCCGAAATCAAACGGAACTGACTGATGCGGGATTAATCCTTGATGGGGTACGGAATCTTTCGACAATCAGATGGGAGAACACCAACAAGGCTAATGTCTTATCCATAATTGACAGATGTTTTGCGCTTGATACTATGAAGTTAGAGCGTGTACGCTTGATCGGTGTAGACTGGACATTATCTACCCTTGATCCTATCATAAAACTAATCAGTTTGAAAGGACTGGACGAAAACGGCAACAATGTAGACAAGGCGATCATCACCGGTAAATGTTATGTCTCTGTAGCTACCGATTCTCAAATCAACAAACTGAAGGCAGCATTTCCCGAATTAGCTATCACATATGGTCAATTGAAACCTGCTCCTGTGACGACTTTCACCTTCAGTTCTTCTCAGCGTAAGTCTCTTGCTAATTCAGCCTTCGAATGCGCCTACGAAGTTGAGAAAGTAAACGAATATACCTACAAGGTAACTTCTGAAGACAACATAACGATTGATTTTACGTTCAAATGTGAAAATCACGAAGATTTTAAGGGTTCATACCTTGTAGCAGGTACACGTTCTCAGAGTTATACTGTGACATATATTCCATTACGAAAGATTCGTGTAGGAGTTTATAACCAATCGGTATATGTCCAAGGTGCTACTGTCACAATTGGAGACCGATCATACATTTCTGATGCTGACGGATATGTTACTTTACCGCGTGGAGGTGCGGCTATATCCGGAACCGTGTCTGCATACGGATATGCAAGCAATACCTTCTCATATGGTTCCATAACATCTGATACTACAAACACTGTGTATGTATATGGCGTCGTGGATGTTAAGTTTATCGTAGAATACAATTCATCGCTCATTGAAGGTGCTACCGTAAAATGTAATGGAGTGACAGGAACGACTAACCAGTACGGTGAATGCACTTTATCATTGGGAAAAGGAACCTATGAATATTCTGTTACCCATGACACATATTATGAAAAGACAGGTAATATAACTGTTGGGACGTCTGCAACATCCTTAACTGTATATGTAGAACCAAACACGGTCGAAGTAAAGTTCATAGTAAAAGACGGCACTGTACTTCTATCCGGAGCTACTATTCAATGTGATGGGAAAACAGGGATTACTGATGCCTCCGGAGAAACGACATTGGTAATAGGTAGCAAAAAAACTCATGAATACACCGTATCTAAAAATGGATATTTCAGCGTAACAGATAACGTTACTGTTAGTTTAACCGCCATTACAGTCAACGCTGCCATGAGGCTTGATATTGAATCTTTCAAACCGATAGAGAATGGAAATATTCAGATGCTTGTTACTGGAGAGAACATTTCTCTCTATGTCACCTCAGACGCCACTGATTATATCATATCATGGGGAGACGGAACAGAAGATCATGCAGTCGGGCCAGGGAAGCTGACTTATGATCACACGTATGATAACTCAGATTTCCATCAGGTAGAAATCAAAAACTGTAGTGATGTGACCTATGCGATTACAAAAAGAAGTTTATCTCTTGTTGCATATTGGGATCTCGGAAATAGTAATGTAAATAACTTGAATTTCTCAGGTTTCTCAATGTTGAAGTATGTAGGACTTGTGTTGAAAAACGATACAGAGAGACAGTCTTTTTCCTATTGTTTCAATAATACAAGTTTAACATCTATTCCGCAAGGGTTGCTTGACAATTGCGTAGCTGCGACAAGTCTTTCAGGTATATTTAGGAATACCCTAATCTCATCAATTCCTGTAGGCTTATTTGACCATTGCACGAATGCCAGCACATTCAAATCAGCTTTTGAGGGAACATTAATATCTTCAATTCCTGATGATTTATTTAGATACAATGTAGGCGCCTCTGATTTCAACTTATGTTTCGCTAATACAAAAATCACTTCCGTTCCCGAACGATTATTCTACTATTGTACGAATGCATATTATTTTGGAGGAGCCGATAGTTGGAGTAATCCAGAAGGTTGTTTCTCACGTTCTTTATTGGAATCGGTCCCAGCAAATCTATTTATTAATAATAAGAAAGCGTTTGACTTTAGAGGATGTTTTCAATATTCAAAAATAAAGGTTTTACCTGCCGGTTTGCTTGATAATTGCCCTGTAACAAAGATGGAGCATTTCTGTTACACCTGTGATGAATTGAAACATGTGATACTTCCAGCTACAGTTCCGAATTTAGGAAATTATTCATTTGCCTATTGTCGTCAAATGAAATATTTCATTTCGACAGTAGAGACTCCCCCAATTATTGGCGCAAGAACATTCGCTTCGTCTTATATCTCTGTAAGGTTCCAAATATACGTTCCCAATGATTCTGTAGAAGCATATAAAACAGCAACTAATTGGACTGAATTAGCCGACAGCATCAAGCCTATGAGTCAATTTGCAATCGATTTCCCTAATGAAGAGGTATAATATGAAAATAGACGAATTAAATAATAACCATATCACTGCGGAAGAAGGCAAAGTATTCCGCAGAATTTCCGACAGCCAGCTGTTCGGGAATGAAATCTATCTCGGATACACCTACTACTTGTCAGGTGAGAAACTAGAAGAACCGCTTTTGGAACTCCCTGAACACTATGAAGAGATAGATGATCCTGCTGACCAAGAGACCGTTCTTATCGACGAAGATACACCGCTAGAGGATGAGGTAACTGATATTGAAGAAACAGAAACCATAGAGGATGAACCAAAAACTGATGTCGAACAAAAAAAGAGAATCACCGTAGCTGACTACCATAAACTAGAAAAGCAGGTGGCAATGCTTATACGAATAATGGGAGGAATAGAATAATGGCAGGACTAATCAATACCGGTATTTGGGGATTTATCTCCTCCGCTAAAGCAACAGGTAAGAAGATACTGAACGCTGCCGGTGAAGAAGTAGATGAATGGGTAAGTACATTCGTATCAGGCGTATCAGGCTGGTTGATTGACAAGCTCGGCAATGCTGAGTTTAAATCTGTCTTTGTACGTGAGAAGTTTATCACAAATGAATTTGTATACAACCGCATCCGGGTAACAGAGGATGAAGAAATAGTCACAAGCAGTATCAAGATCGCATCTTACTTCGATAACGGAGACGGGACATTCACTGTCTATCCGGATTTGAGAGAAGCGGACAATAACCCGCTTGCCGACAGTGACCTGTTGATAGGGTATTATCATAATCCCGGCAACACCGGCACAATTTACTCCGTTCAACAGTTTACCGCCATCTCTGATCCGGGCAGCGATCAGTCTATTCTCCTTGAAGCTGAAGGTGACAGTATCCCTTACCAGCACATGATCATTGCAAGAGTAGGAAACATAGTTGATGCAGAACGTCAATCATTCATCCGTATTTCATCAAGGACAAACTGCCAGTATTTTTATGACGGTATCGACAGCTGGGCGGCTTATTCCGATCCGGAACATGTAAGATGTACGCTTGGCCATGCAGATCTCGGTCTGATTCCTGCCTGGGCAAAGGAAGCCGTAGGAAGCGTTAAGAGATGGTTTGGTTTGATCGCCGATGGAGTGATCATTCGCGGTACATTCATCCTGCACAATGACAAGACTATTGAGGATGAGTTAAACGGTCGTGAGATTCAGATACGCGGCGACTTCGAAATCAGGGAGGATGGGATCACCGGCAAATGGCAAGAAGTCATCAAGTACGCGAAGGAAGCTTCTGATTCTGCTAGCTCTGCTGCCGGATCAGCTACCACCGCAGGTGAACATGTGAGCAAAATCGAAGAACTTTCTTCTGAATTTAATGTCAATTATGAAAAGTTGTCTGCTGACTTTACCCATAAGGTTAATACCGAGACGACGAATGCTCTGGGTGCTATCTCAACAGCCACAGAAGAAGCAACCGGTACACTTCAACTCACTGCCAAGGATTTTGTACTCGCATTTACCAACCTAGTAGATACCAAAACAGAAGAAGCAACCGGAGCGATATCCAAAGCGAAGAAATCCGCAGAATCATCCCTAAAAATGACTGCCGAACAGCTTGATCTTCAATTCAAGAAAACAGTAGAAAAAAAAACAGAAGAAGCGACCGGAGCGATCACTGATAAAAAAGAATCTGCTGAATCAGACATTCAGGCTTCAGCGGAAGAACTAACAGCTACTTTCAATAAGAATGCAGAGGAAAAGGTAAAGGAAGCCGACGGAGCAATCACGACATCTAAAAATGCCGCTAAATCAGAAGTAGAACTCACCGCTAAGAACTTGACCGCAACCTTTGAGGAGAATGTTCAGAAGAAAACGATATCAGCAAAAGGTGAGATTGACGCGACAACAGAAAGCCGCAAATCTGAACTTAACTTGACTGCTGAAAGGTTGACTACCAAGTTCGAGGAAGCCGTTACCGATGCAGAAGGGGACATCATTAAAGAAATCGGTACCCAGGTCACCCAAAACGCAAAGGAGTGGAAGGTTGAGATCATGGGTACCGATAAGGATGGCAATCCGAATTCAATACTTGCAGCTATCAATGCAAGCGGAGGAGACATCAAAATTAAAGGTGACAAGATAGAGATAGACGGTAATCTTATAGTTGAAGCCATCATGACCACCGGTATAAACATAGACAACAAATTCATTGTATCGGTAGAGAATGGGAAAGCAAAAGTTACTGTAAACGGTGAAATTAATGCCACAAGCGGAACATTCTCCGGATTCTTGAAAATACCATTTAAAACTTTTAAAGAAGGAGCTATCCCAAATGCTGCTACCGGAGAATATACCGTATCTGACTATTTCAATCTTGAAGCAAAAGGGGAAGATACAGCTACTCGTCTAACTCTCAATTTACCTACTGATGAAAAGTATATTGGTACGGTCCTTACCGTCTATGATAATCCTGTAAAAACAAGAATAGCCCCTATCGTCGAGATTAAAGGAAGGATGTATCACCCTTTAAATGTCGATGTTTACGGACTAAAATTAGTAACCAAAATAGAAACAGGTAAAGGAGGAGTAATACAGTTTATCGGAGTTAGTCGCTACGATGGATGCGTATGGTATGTTATTACTGACAGCCTGGGAGAAAGTACCAGGACATAAATAATACATTATTAATCACTAAAAACAGAACTTATGAAAAAGGTATTTTATGAATCATGGATCGCAAAGCATCTGCTTGGATGCACTTCTGTTAAAAAGAAAAACCGCCTGCTCATCACGAGTTAGCGGCTGACAAACACAAACAAAACAAACATTAAGGGAAATATTCCCTTACAGAATTGGTGCAAAGGTAATATTAATAATTAAAAGAAAAAATCAAATGAACAACATCGACTCAATTATTATTCATTGTTCTGCTACTAGAGCCGGGCAAGATTTTAAAGCAAAAGACATCGATCGTATGCATCGTGCACGTGGATTCAGCCAAATCGGATATCATTTTGTGGTAGATTTAGACGGTACCATTGAAGAAGGTAGATCTCTCCAAATCGAGGGAGCACACTGCAACACAAAAGGATCATCCGGTTTATCATACAATAAACACAGCATTGGAATTTGTTATATCGGAGGTCTTGATATGAGTGGGCAAGCAGCCGATACTCGTACCGATGCTCAAAAACAATCCATGCGTGATCTCGTAATGAGACTCAAACAGGAATATCCCATTGTTGAAGTTCTCGGCCATCGAGACACATCTCCGGATCTGAATGATAACGGGATTGTAGAGTCGAGCGAATGGATCAAAATGTGTCCCTGTTTTGATGCAGCTCAGGAATTTGGATATTGTCCGACAGTATTGATTCGCCCATAAATCGTGCAGACGCACTATTTTCGTACCAAATTGTACAAAAATAGTGCGCCTGCTATTATCTAGAGATCAATGAAATAACTCCATTCCGTACGAAAGTACAATTTAAAAGGCAAAACTGTTGAAACACTGTACTCCTTCTTGTTTACTCTCATTCAACACATGAGCATATACTAATGTCTCCTTCAGATCCGAATGCCCAAGGATCTCCTTCAGAGAAGCGATATCCTTTGTCTTACGCAAAAAGATGGTTGCAAAGGTATGCCTGCCGACTTTATGTGTTATATGCTTTTCTATCCCGGCAATAGCAGCTATCTCTTTCAAATACTTGTTCATCGTCTGATCAGCACATAGTTTCTCAAAAACAGGTCCCTTCTTCCTGGTACCAACTATATTCCTTAATAACTGCCGAAGCGGATCTGAGATTGGTACCTGGATTGGCATTGGCTTCCTCTTCTTCAGTTTCATGCGAAAATAAGTGAAAGTTGTCTCTGAGAACTGTTCTAAAGCCAACCCTTTTGCATCCCCTATATGCAATGAGCTGAAGCATAAGAATAAAAATAACTCAAGAGTTTTGTGATATCTATATTCCAGCTCTCCGGAAGTATACAGTTCCATCAACTTCTGCAGTTCATATTCATATAAGTACTCTCCTGAAGGAAGCCCCTTCTTGATTGACCATTTTTTGAAAGGATTTTCATCCATGTAGCCTGCGTTGAAAGCAGCCAAGACATATTTCTTGATTGTGGCCATATTCTTGTTAGCTGTATTTTGGTTATTCTCCAGCTTATGCATTAAATGAAAGAAATACTCGTCAAGCCACTCCCTTGTTATATCATCAAAATAAAGATTAGGGCTATACTCCTTCAGTTTCTTGATTACCGACAGGTTCGTCTTGTATGTAGAATCTTCAAGTCTGAGAGATTCTTTCTTTTGATAGTCCGATATAAACTCAAAGAAAGTGTTATAATCAGTCGGGCGATGATATGCCTTGAGAAAAGCCTCTCTAGTAAGTACCTTGTCACGAAGCCGATACTTTACCAGGACGTTGTTTACCCTTGCTAGAATAGTTTCTATTATAAGATTCTTATCTTTAGCTAACTTATCCCCTATTCCAACGCACATTTTCTTATCGTTCCAGTCTTTTACACTAACTGAAACCTTCGTGGAAAAATTAACTTTTTCACGGTTAACATAAAAGGATAACCACACGACTCCATTTTCCGAGTCGCTCCCATACGTTCTTAAATATATTTTAATGGTTACCAT